CAACTCAGCATTAGATCCAATTAGAATATTTTCAACGGCGGATTCAACAGAGCAATTAAAAGTTCGTATTGATGATAAATTAAATAGGGTAAAGAATAACCAAGGCTTTGCTGGAGACAACGATATTGACGATTTAATTGGATATTTAGTCCTATATAAGATTGCTAGGGCTAATTCTGATTGACATTTTAGTCGACTGAAAGTATACTGTATTAATGAGCGAAATAGAATTGTCAGATCATTTTGACAGAATGAACAGGGTTGTTGAAGAACTTCTAAAAGGAAGCACCCCCACACAGATTGCCACCACTACAGGAATACAGCGCAAAGAGGTCGTTGAGCTAATCGACGACTGGAAAGACGTTGTGCATAATGATAGCAACATCAGAGATCGTGCCCGAGAGGCTATCTCAGGGGCGGATCAACACTATGCCATGCTTATCAAAGAGGCGTGGAAGACTGTAGAAGATGCAGATCAGTCTGGACAGCTAGGGATAAAGTCTGGCGCATTAAAACTTATTGCAGACATAGAGACTAAAAGAATTGCAATGCTTCAATCAATTGGCGTACTTGAAAATAATGAAATTGCATCGCAGATTGCAGAGACAGAACGTAAGCAAGACCTTCTTGTTAAAATTTTAAAAGAAACTACATCAACATGCCCTAAGTGTAAGATGGAAGTAGCAAAGAGATTGTCCCAAATAACTGGAGTAATCGAGTCAGTCCCAGTAGAGGAAGCCGATGTCGTTTGATTTCAGTGACCTTATCGATATGCTTGACGGAGAGGAATTCGATGAAAAACCAGTCGATCTTAAAACGTTTGTTAGAAGTCCAGAATACCTTGGGCTTCCAGAACTTTCCGACTATCAATACACGCTTATCGAAAAAAGTTCGCAGATCTATAAAGAATCAACCCTTATCAAATTATTCGGAGAAGAAGAAGGAAGAATAAGATTTAAACAAACTGCAAATGAAGTAGTTGCTCAGCTAGGCAAAGGCTCAGGAAAAGATTACTGCTCAACTATTGCAACTTCATATATAGTATATTTACTATTGTGCTTAAAGGATCCAGCTACATATTACGGTAAGCCCCCAGGAGATAGCATTGATATTATTAATATTGCTATAAACTCACAACAGGCAAGCAACGTATTCTTTAAAGGATTTAAAACAAGAATTGAAAGGTCGCCTTGGTTTGCTGGAAAATACACAGACAAGGCTTCAGAAGTTAAGTTTGATAAAGCAATCACCGTGCACTCGGGACACTCAGAGCGTGAAGCATGGGAAGGATATAACGTAATTGTAGTTATCCTTGATGAAATCTCGGGCTTTGCAATTGAAAATACAACAGGACACGATCAGGCAAAAACAGGTGCCGCTATATATGATATGTACCGTGCATCAGTAGATTCTCGTTTTCCAGATTTTGGTAAGATTATTCTTCTTTCCTTCCCTAGATATAAAAACGATTACATTCAGCAAAGATATAACGCCGTAGTTGCTGAGGTTGAGACGGTAGTTCGTGATCATCAGTTTAAAATGGACGAGGACCTTCCAGACGGAACAGAAGGCAATGAGTTTGAGATTCAATGGGAAGAAGACCATATAATTTCATACAAGATTCCTAGAGTATACGCTTTAAAAAGACCAACTTGGGAAGTTAATCCAGTAAGAAAGATTGATGACTTCAAGGTTGCATTCTTTACAAACCCTCTTGATGCATTGTCACGATTTGCGTGTATGCCACCAGATGCTATAGACGCATTCTTTAAATCAAAAGAAAAAGTTGAGAAAGCATTTAACAAGGCACACATAGCCGTAGATAACTTTGGTAGACTAGAAGAATGGTTTATACCAGATCCAGATAAAGAATACTTTATACATGTTGACCTTGCTCAAAAGCATGACCATTGTGCAGTTGCAATGGCACATGTTAACAAATGGGTTAACGTAAAAGTGACAGACACTTATTCTCAGCCAGCACCAATTGTTGAGATAGACGCTGTTAGATTCTGGACCCCAACAAAAGATAAGTCAGTAGACTTTACAGAAGTCAAAGACTATATTCTTTCATTAAAAACACGAGGATTTAAAATTCGTGTATGTACCTTTGACAGATGGAATTCACATGATATGATGCAACAACTAAAACAATACGGCATTAATACAGAAATTCTATCTGTCGCTAAAAAGCATTACGATGACATGGCAATGATTGTTGCCGAAGAAAGAGTCGTTGGTCCACATATTCCATTATTAATTGATGAGTTATTGCAATTAAGAATTATGAGAGATAGAGTAGACCACCCAAGAAAAGGGTCTAAGGACTTAGCAGACGCAGTTTGTGGAGCTATTTATAACTCAATCAGTAGAAGTAAATTTGATTCTAATGAGGAAGTAAACATTCATACCTACGACTCAATGAGTTACGATAATGATTTTGGGAAAGAGGCAGACGGAGAAACAACTTCCTACAATATGATTAGGGCTCCAAGAATGCCAGAAAACTTAAAAGACGCAATGGACAGGATGCAAATAATATGAGCACGTATCAAGAAAAAGCAAAACAATGTAAGTGTTGTGGCAAACACGTTCCGCTTCCGACTGTATTAAAAGAATATAATGGAACAGTTCTTTGTCCCACTACATTCTCTAATGTAATTGAATATAAAAGAATATGGAAACTCGCTGGTCACAGGCCGATGGGTAACATAAGAAAACATTTTTCAGAATATGTACAGCAGATAGTAGAAGAAACTATTGACAAAAATGAAGATGGCACGTTATAATAGACACCTAGGCAACATTAGCTTAGTTGGTTAAAGCCCCGAACTCATAATTCGGTAATCGTAGGTTCAAGTCCTACATGTTGTACAGGGAGACTAAATGAATGAAGAAGAGCACGATGCAAGGATTGCTTACTATTTAGAAATAGGTGCAATAAGTTTTGAGGGCGTTGACGAAAGCGGCGAGATAATTTATTCAATTAGCGATAGGGCAAAAGAGTTAGCCCCAGACCTGTGGCAATCGCACACAGAATATGTAGACAAGTCATTAATTGAGTTGTTTGAGCAAGGCTTAGTAGAAATTGAATACAATGAAAATCTAGAAGCAACTATTCATATTACCCCTGAAGGACAAAAGATTGCAAGAGAAAAAGGATTAATCGAGATGGATCTCAATCCAGATATCCCGAACGATTAATGAAATGCCTTCGTAGCTCAGAGGATAGAGCAGGACTCTTCTAAGGTCTTGGTCGCAGGTTCGACTCCTGCCGACGGCACAATGCGGATGTTGCATATTGGTAGTGCCTCTGCCTTCCAAGCAGAAGGGGTCAGTTCGATTCTGATCATCCGCTCGAAAAAATGCTATACTATAATCAAGTCAACTACAATAAGGAGAAATAAAATGGCAGAAACAACACACCCGCTAGCCGCAAAGGTTATAGCAGCAGCAAAGAAGTATGCTGATGAGGGATATGCAGAAGGACCAAATAACGATACAGTTTTTGGAAAGCGATACGGAATGAATCACCAACCATGGTGTGCAATGTTCGTTTCAGGATGCTTTGATGATGCAGGCCTAGTTCACCTAGTTGCCGCTTCAACAAAGAAAGGCTTTGCGTCATGCGATGTAGGAGCACAATGGTTTGCAAAGAACAAGAGAATTGTTCCAATTGGGCAAGCACAAGCAGGAGATGTAGTATTCTTTAACTTTGACAAGAAGCCGACAGACACAGAGCACGTTGGAATTGTTGTAAAGAATGATGGAAAGAATTTGCATTGCTACGAAGGAAACACTTCAGGAAATTCAAAGGGATCACAAGCAAACGGAGACGGCGTATTTCTTAAGAAGAGAGCGTATAGCCTAGTAATGTCAGTTGCTCGCCCAGATTGGGATGCACCAGCACCAAAAGCTGCACCAGCCAAGAAGGCGGCCCCTGTAAAGGCGGCAGTAAAGAAGAAGTAATGTACGAATACCATGTTAAGAAAGTAACTAACGTAGTAGACGGAGATACAATAGACGTAGATATTGATCTAGGTTTTGACATATCATTTAGTTCAAGAGTCAGACTGGCTGGAATTGATACTCCAGAAAGCAGAACAACTAATAAAGCCGAAAAGGTTTTGGGACT